GATGATGCACGGGAACTTGCGGCCCAAGAAGTAGATTGGAACGCAGGATTACTCAGTCGAATCATCGGAGAAGATATTACAGTACCTTCTGCATTTCGCACGGAACTATCTGTTTTTGCTGAAGTTTTACTCGCTGGAGTGGCGGGTGCAACGGTGCGCGGAGTGGCAAATGCCTTCCGGCAAACCAAGACCGTTCAGCTTATGCAAGCCATTCGAGATGGTGTGACGATGCGGGAAGATAACTTTCAGATCGGACGACGGGCTGAATCTGTGACTGGATTGCACAAGAAGCAAGCAGGTTCGATGATCCGCACGATCAGTAATCATGTGTCCGTGAAAACGAGAGATACTGTCCTGCAAGAAAACATTGGTCTGTTTGATGGGTATGAGTGGGTTGCTGTACTCGATTCTCGTACGTCGATCATTTGTGCAGGGAGAGATGGAAAAATATATCCATTGTCGGATGATCCTGAAAAGTCACCGAAGCCTCCGGCGCACTTCAACTGTCGCTCGACGATCACTCCGGTAGTGAAGGCGGGGTTTGAGGATCGGGTAAAAAAGCCAAAGCCTCGGACAGCAGAAGGCGCAAAAGGTAAGACAAAGGTCAGGCAGACCACAACGTATGAATCATGGTTGATTAGACAACCCGCATCTTTCCAAGATGAAGTATTAGGAGTCACGCGAGGACGGTTGTTTCGTCGCGGGGGCTTAAATCTTTCTAAGTTCGTTGATGATTCAGGGAAAACCCTGACGCTCGATGAGTTAAGAAAAGTCGAACCTGAAGTGTTTAATAGGTTAAAATTGTAACTGGAGTCTGAGACTCAACGTGCGAAGCTAGAGGTGAAGCATGGAATTTCTAAATGAAGTAGAACTGGACGATACGGTCAAACAACAACTGGCCGAGAAGTTCAAGGAGACTCTGGATAAGAGTCTGGAAGAGAAAGTCGCGGAAGAAGTTTCGGGACTCAAGGCGAAAAACGACGAGCTGTTGGCTGAGAAGAAGGCCGCACAGCGAGCGAAGGAGGAGCTAGATGCCAAGGCCAGAGCTGACCAAGAGAGGTATGCTAAAGAAAACGGGCAATACCAAGAGCTTTATGAAAGCCAAAAGCAAGAAGCCGAAACTCTACGCCAAAAAATCGAAGAAATGAATTATCTGGCTACCCGACAAAAAGTGCAGTCGGAGGCCACAAAGATTGCTTCTACGTTGACAAAAGACGTAGGTAAGGCAAAATTATTGGAAGAAAAGCTAAGTCAGAGACTTACGCTTTTAGATGGAGAAATTAGAGTGACTGATGACTCAGGTCAACTGACAGTCAGTTCGCTCGATGATTTGGTGACTACGGTCAAGAACGATTTTCCGTTCTTAGTCGATGGAATCCAAGCAACTGGTGGCGGGGCCACTCGTTCACAAGGCCGGGCCGATGTGGGCAATCGACAGATCAGCCGAACAGATTTTGAGGCATTAGCGCAAGGTCAACGAGCGCAATTCCTGAAAGAGGGAGGCAGAGTATTTAATGATTAAGGAGAGGCCACATGGCTAACGTATTAACAGATTTGGCGGCAGACATTTACAAAGCCGCAGACGTAGTAGGGCGTGAGCTGGTTGGCTTTATCCCTGCATCTACAATTAACGCTAACGGCTCAGAGCGTGCGGCGAAGGGTGACGTAGTTCGTGCATCATTCACACGCGAAGCAACAGCAGTTGATGTATCAGAGTCTATGACGATTCCAGAAGGAACCGATCAGACTGTTGATAACAAGACTCTGAGCATCACAAACGCTCGTGCAGTTCAGATTCCGTACACTGGTGAAGACATTCTCCACTTGAACAACGGTATTGGATACGAGACTGTGTACGGTGACCAGATTGCTCAGGCAATGCGTACTCTGACAAACGAAATGGAGCAGGACTTGTGGGAAGAAGCCTACACCAACTCTTCTCGTGCGTTCGGTACTGCCGGTACAACACCATTTGGCTCTAACTTCTCAGAGATTGCTGAGATTCGCCAAATCCTCGTTGACAACGGTATGCCACAAAACGACGGTCAAGTATCACTTGTACTGAACACTCTCGCAGGAACTAACTTGCGTCAGTTGGCTCAGTTACAGCAAGCAAACACTGCTGGCGGTACTGATCTTCTGCGTCAGGGCGTTTTGCTTGACCTTCAAGGTCTGGGCATCCGCGAGTCTGCACAAGTCAGCACTCACACCAAGGGTACTGGTACTGGCTACCTGTTGAACGATGCTTCATCTGCTGTCGGTGATACGACAATCGCAACTGACACTGGTACAGGAACTATCCTTGCAGGTGACATTGTGACCTTCGCAGGTACATCAACTCAGTACGTTGTAAACACAGCTCTGTCTGGCGGTTCATTCGTCATCGGCGGAACTGGTTTGACTGCGGCTGAAGCTGACAACGACGCGATCACTGTGGGCAACAGCTACACAGCGAACATTGCGTTCCATCGTCGCGCTCTTGAGTTGGCGGTTCGTGCGCCAGCAGTACCACAAGGCGGAGATACAGCAGACGATGCTATGACAGTTCAAGATCCAGTTTCAGGATTGGTCTTTGAAGTCCGTGTTTATAAGGGCTATCGTAAGACTATGATCGAAGTTGCGGCATCTTGGGGTGTTAAGGCTTGGAAGTCTGACTTCATTGCCACATTGGTTGGCTAAAAGTAGCGGGGGCTTCGGCCCCCGTTTTTGATGAGGAAGCTGAAGATGGCAGAATCAAAGACTACCGCAAAGAAAGCTCCGGCTAAGAAGCCAGCGGTTAAGAAGACGGCTCCAAAGAAAGAATCCAATGCGCTTGTCACAATGGTTAATGACGAGGGCAAGACAGCAAGTGTTCATCCATCAATGGTTGAAGACTACAAATCAGGCGGTTACAAGGAAGCATAATCATGGCTAAGAAAGACGTGGTTGAGGAAGTGGCTGTCGAAGAAGAGGTTGTCGTTGAAACTACATCTGCCCCGAAAGGGACGACAAAGATGGTTCACGCTGACGGCAGAGTTGCGTATGCACACGAGTCAATGATTCCGGCATACAAATCCGGCGGGTTCAAAGAGGAAGAGTAATGGCACTTGTAGTCGAAGATGGGTCAGTCGTTTCTGGGGCTAATTCTTACATTACCCTAGCTGATTATCGCGCATGGGCGAACGCACGAGGGATTAGTGCGTCAGATTCAGACACAGTGCTTGAACGCTATGTGCTTCGTGCAATGGATTACTTTGAACAATTAGTGTTCATTGGTAACAAAGCTAATGAAAATCAACTCCTCCAATGGCCTCGCACAGAAGCCCTCATAGACGGCTATTATGCTGATGCGACGGAAATACCTGCCCAAGTGAAGAAAGCCGTGTACGAGGCTGTTAAAGTCGAAGCAGACGGGTATTCAGAACTAAATAACCAAGACCGCAGGACAATCCGCGAGAAGATCGGTGATATTGAGATTCAATACGCTGATAACAGCGAGAACCGTACGATTACCCCTGCGCTTACCTCTGCGCTGAGTAAACTGGTGCAACCGGCGACTATCGTAGGAAGACTATGAGCTTCAATTACACTGCGTTACAGAATAGTGCTGGAGCCTTGCTTCAGAAGTTCGGGAGGCAGTTGACGTTCACTCGTACGGCAGATGGAGCGTATGACGCGACGACAGGCAAGAAGACGCAAACTACTACGACGTTTACAAAGTACGCTTGCGTGTTTGATTATTCTGCCGAAGAGCTAACCTTAGATAATATTGAGGCGGGTGATCGTCGAGTCTTAGCAGAAGGCCATGCTTATCAAGTAGGAGATACTGTATCTCTTGATAGTCAAAACTTTCGAGTTGTTGCAGTATCTAACATTCAACCGGCTGGTACTGTACTAGCGTGTAACTTGCAGGTGAGAAAGTGAGTCGTAAGTTTGGCAAAAGGCTGGAAGGTGCTACTGCAAGGATTATTGATAAGGCGGAAAAGCGCGTCAAAAACTTAATTGGCGTAACTGCACGAGCAATCATCAGGCAAACCCCTAAAGATAAAGGTCTGCTAATCAATAATTGGTATGCATCCAAGGGAAATTTCCCGCAGGGTAGAACTAAGTCTGTTGACCGTAGTGGCAAAAAGTCCATCGCAAGAATCAACAAAACCGTTGACTCTTTAAAACTAGGGCAGACTTTTTACATGGCTAACAATCTTCCATATGCGAGGGTTGTGGAATATGGCTTGTATCCAAATCCTCCAAAGAATCCAACAGGCAAGACTGTCAATGGGTTCTCTAAGCAAGCTCCGGCAGGAATGGTCAGGATTAACATTAGAAAGCTCATCTCCAAAATACGAGCTGGGGGAGCTGTTTAATGGCTACTCATTTCAATGATCTTCAGGCGGCATTAGATGGTAGGTTATCGACACTGAGTGGCGGATATTCTATCGCTTGGCCGAATACAAAGTTTGAGCCAGAGGCAAATCAAACTTTTCTTAGTCCATCCTTTTTACCAACAGGAACGGTACAAGCAGGGCTTGGCTCTACTGGCAAGGATGAAACAAACGGCATTTATCAAATAGATGTTGTTTATCCAGCAGGGGCAGGGCGTTCTACGATTCCTGATTCTGTGGCAGATCATTTTAAGAGAGGCACTGTTTTGTCTTATAATGGTCTAAATGTCAGGATTCGATCTGTTTCGATTGATCCTGCTGTGACTGAGGGTGCGTTTCATTTCGTGCCAGTGACAGTCGATTTTCAAACTTATACTGACGCGAGGTAGGAAAAATGGCTATCGCAAACGGCGCACAACATTCCCTGCACTTTATTGCAGAGAGTACCTATGGAACTACTCCAAGCACACCGACTTGGACTCCTTTACCGCACACAGGAACGACTTTGGCTTTGTCAAAAGATGGCATTGAATCAGAGAAACTGCGCGGTGACCGGCAGGTCGAAGATTTTCGTCATGGCAACAAGTCTGTTTCAGGAGATGTTTCCGCTGAATTAGAATACGGCGCATTTGACGACATTCTTGAAGCTGTGATGTGCGGAACTTGGACAACTAACGTTCTAAAGACAGGCACAACTCGTCGCTCTTTCACACTTGAGCGTAAGTTTGCAGATTTAGCAACTCCAGAGTTTCATCGCTATACAGGGTGTGAGTTCAACACAATGAGTATGTCGATCAGCCCAAATGCTATGGTTAGCACTACTTTCGGGGTTGTAGGTAAGGATTTAGCACTTGATACTGCTGAAGTTGCTTCATCAACCTATTCTGCTGACATTGGCAATACACCGTTTGATTCATTTACTGGATCGATCAATGAAGGTGGTTCTTCAATCGCAACAGTCACAGCACTCGATATTTCTATTGAGAATGGTCTGGAGCCTTTGTTCTCGGTAGGTGATGACACAACTAGCCGCCCTTCGATTGGCAAGTCTCGCGTCACTGGTTCACTAACCACTTACTTCGACAGCAAGGCACTGTACGAGAAGTTCCTAAATGAAACTGAGTCTGACATTGTATGCACACTGACAGATACAGCAGGGAATGACTACATCATCGATTTGACGCGAGTTAAGTTTAACTCAGGACAGCCGGACGTTTCAGGGGAAGGTGCGGTTACAGTGAGCATGGACTTTGTTGCCTTGTACAGCAGTGCTGACGCTTCACAGCTCGTTATTACCCGTACACCGGCATAATTTAGAAACAATAAAACCTAGGGGGTTTTATGGAGATTAAACAACTGGCAACAGTTGAAAGGCACGAAGCTGGGATGGAGTTCCAGCTCGTAAATCAGGTAACTGGTGAAAAAGAGGACGCAGTATTTAAGGTCAAGGGTACTGACTCAAAATCTTGGCGCGAAGCAAGTAAAGCACAGCGCAGGAAGTATCAAGATGAAGAGTCTATTGACTTTGTAGACCATGAATATCTATGGCCTATGGTGGCAAGCGTCATCATTAGCTGGGACAACTTGAATAAAGGAGGAGAGCCATTTGAATATTCTGAAGAGAATGCTCAGTGGTTGTGTGAAAACTCTCCGATTGTTGTCAGTCAGATATTTGCGTTCATTGTCGATAGGGATAATTTTACCGAAGACTGATTGATGAATTTGTGACCTACGGGAAATGGTGCTATCACATGAACCAGTTTCCCGAAGGTTCAAAGATCAGTCGATACGAAACGCTGAAACAAGTTGAGAAAAGTCGCGGGGTCACACCGCCAGAGCTTTTGAACGCGCCAAAGCTATCTTGGCAACATACTGATAGTTGGAATGCGTATACTTCTCTCAGGGAGCATACTTATCTTGAGTTAGAAAGTTATATGCGCCTCACTCAATCAGAATTGGATTGGTGGGAGGTCACAGCAATTATGGAGCTTGCGAAGCATAAGGTTTAGTTATGGCAACAGATATTGAAAAGCTACAAATTGCGATTGAGACGGTAGGCACAAAAGCCGCTCAAAAAGAGCTTACCAGAATGAAGAAAGCCGCTGATGAAGCGGCAAACGGCGTTGATGGATTAAATAAACAAACGAAAAAAGCTCCTCCTCTCTTAAAAGGATATAGGGGCGCAACCTCAGCTCTAACTAATACTACTGGTCAATTATCTGTTCAGTTGCAGGATGTTGCAGTCCAAGCACAAATGGGTACTGATGGCCTCCGCATATTCGCGCAACAGGGGCCGCAGATTGCCTCTATCTTTGGCCCAACTGGTGCTGTCGTCGGTGCATTGATTGCAGTCGGCGCGATCATTGCAGGGCCGTTTGTCAATAGCTTGCTAGCCGCCAACGAACAGCTCGAAAAGGCAACAAAAGGTCTTGAGGGGGTCAAAGATAAGATATATGAGCTGACCGAAGCTGAAAAAGCGGCGAGGGGAGCAATACTTGCTCGGCAAATGCGCGAAACTAGAGAAGCAATCAAGCAAGCAGAAGAATCTTTACAAGATGCAATAAGCACGAATCAGACCTTCCAGAAGGGCGGGAAAGATGTTGCGTCTATTTACTACCAACTAAAAAACGGAGTCATCGATTACGATGAAGCTCTTGCTCAATCAAGCGAAGAATTGTTGATAGCGCAAGCTAACGTAGAAGATCAAAAACAGGCTTACAAAGAACTGTCGGATATTTTTGACATATTAACCGGCAAGGTTGACGAGGAAACGGAAGCTCAGAAGCGCAGGAAAAAGGCTGTTGAGGAAACTCTCAATCAAGGAAGAATACAAGTAGCTACCCTTAGAATGAGCGCAATCGAGGCAGAGCTGTTTAGGTTTTCATTGCAAGGTGCTACTGAAGATCAGATCAAGGCTCGTCGAGCGCAGTTAGAGGCTACTGCGGCATTTAAGGCAGATCAAGAGGCCAAAAAGAAAGCAGATCGAGAAGAAGAGGCTCGGAAGGCCGCCCGCAAGAGTTACATTGAGTCATTAGAACTACAATCTCAAAAGCAAGGTAAATCTGTATTCCAGCAGATCATGGCAACAGCCGCGACAAAAAATCTCAACGACGAGCAGATGAAGCGAGTAACGATTGCGGCAGTAAGAATACAACAGCAAATTGATGAACAAGAGCGTCAGAAAGAGCTAAATGATGAACAGCGCGAATCATTGCGAATTAGTCAACAGGTAGCCGCCGCCAGACAGAGAGAGCAAGAGGCGTTAAAGCAAGCTCAGTTAGAGCTGGCAAAAGCCTTTGAAGACGATAGAAATAAGGCGATTGCTGAGTTACGTCAAGCTGGCCTATTGGAAGAGGAGAGGTTGCAAGACCTTTCGTACCAAAGACAACTAGATAAGCTCAAATTATTCCTTGCTCAGAAAAGCATTACTGAGGAAGAGTTTGGTGAAGCAAAGAAAAAGCTAGACAAGAAGACTCAAGATGCCGCAATCAAGACTGCGGCTGATGGCCTTCAGGCTTTGGGTCAATACAACAAGACAGCATTTGAAGCGCACAAGGCTTACGCATCGGGCAAGGCGGTTATGGATACTTATGCCGCCGCAACAAAAGCATTTGCAGAGATTCCGCTCCCGTGGAGTATCGCGGCGGCGGCAGGGATCGTAGCAATGGGATTAGCCAACGTAGCATCAATTCAGTCACAACAATATCAGGGCCGTGCGCTTGGTGGGCAGGTTCGTGGTGGTCAAACCTATGTTGTCGGAGAACGTGGCCCAGAACTGCTGACGATGGGCGGAAGCGGCACTGTCACCCCGAATGAGAAACTCAGGGGTTCTACTGGCACTCAGTCTGTGTCAGAGACAGTCAATATTAACTTCCAGATCACTGCGAATGATGCATCAGGATTCGATCAACTTCTTGTCGCAAGACGAGGTATGATTGTCAGCATGATTAACCAAGCAATGAATAATCGTGGAAGGAGAGGCTTAGTATGAGCTATCCAACTGATCCAGAGTTTCAGTCA